TCTTACCATTACCCGAAAGACCTGTGATAAAGACAGGATAAAATTTATTAGAGGAGATAACTTTGCGAACAGATGCATAGTTACCAAAAGGGACATAGGAATCATCTTTTGTAGGAATGTAATTATCAGCAGGTGTTGCACAAGGTGCTTCATATGCTTGCTCAATCTCTTGAACAGTCAAGTTCCATTTGCCCCTACCAGATTTATAAGAGTCAAGACGTTTGCAAGCAGTGGCATATGATACTCCCACCATATTTGCCACGACCCGCACCTGTTTGGCAGATACTTCGCTGCCAAAATTTCCAGTGAGAATCGAAATCATTTTGTCAGTAGTGACTTCAGACTTGCGGGACATTGCTTTCCTTTGTTTACTTTGTAATTATAGCAGGTTTTGGGCAGTTTTGGGTCAGACCCAGGACGGTTTGTGCTCTGGCACACGCAGATAGTTGGATGACACCCATGGTTTAGATGCAATATACATCTTGTATGCAGTGAAGATATCAATGCTTGTATCATACTTATACTCGTCAGGTCCTGCAAAGACAAAAGGAGTATGACTATTGTATTTTACATAAGGAATGATTTCGTCAGCAGCAAGGAGAGTCTTGAAGCAAGTATGGATCTTTCCATACCGAGTGAAATACTCTTCACACAATGCCATGCCATGCTCAAGCAACCATCGAGAGTTTGCTACAGTCTCGTTTGCCCACTTGGTGCAAGGGTGATTACGAAACGCTCCCTTCTCTGTAGCATAGGGTGTGCCGTCTGCCTTAGGCAAAGTACCATAACCATGCCCCCACTTGTCTGAGGCGACTATAGCGAGCATCTGACAGGTCTCCAGGGGCATCTTGACGATGTGCTTGTCAGGTAGAACCTTAGCAGACTGCCAAGGAGATTCATCGGTGACAAAGATGTTCATTCAAATACTGCCGTTACTCCCATAATAGTTGCTCCAGGGTTTCGTGCCAAGGCAACTTTCCTAGCATCGTCATAGTCTGTAGCAATAACAATTTCGTCAAAAACTGTTCCTGCCTTGAATAGTTGTACTTTACACTTCATGCGATTTGCTCAATAAATGCGTTAAGGATGGTCTTGTTTGTCATTTTAGAACCCATATGCTTTTTAAATGCACGAGTGAGTTCTGCTTTAGTTGCAACTTCAGATTTTTGTTTTACCTCAAGTTCTTTCATGTCATCTCCTATACCTTTATCTGGCATAAAAAATGATTCAGTAAACCCAATCTTATCTTTGACTGAGGCAAACTTTTCTTTCCTCCATTGCTTATCAATAGTTCCCATTTGTTCGCTAGCAAACTCACGAATCAAACGAGTCAAATCTGTTTTACTACATATACGAATACCAATCCAATTGTAGTCTGTAATCTCACGATAGAAAGAAACGATTTCCTTTGTAGTTTGATATGGAGAAGAATTAATCTTGCGAGTGTATCCTGTCAAAGAATCCCTAAGGAAGAATACTTTATGGCGTTGATGGCACATGTAGACATGTCTTAATTCATCAACACCACCCATCCTTTGAATATAGGACATTGGATTTGCTTCCCCATCAGTCAGACAAATTACATTTACTTTAGTAATTCTCTCAATCTTTTTCATCTGAGAAACGATTTGCCTAGTGCAATAAACTGACTCAGCAAGAGGGGTTCCTCCAAGACCATACTCTTGAAGATATCCTAGGCGACATCCTACCATACCAAACGCTTGAGCATAAACCAATTGCATGGATTTCTCTAGAGACCTAGTATTTTGACGAGAGGAGAAAAATTCAAGGAGTCTGAAGTCCTTAGTTACACCAAGTTCATTTTCATTCTGCCTAACATCGTCCTGTAAGCGAGAATAAGAACCATAAGCACCTGATTGAAATGCATACACTCTAAAAGGAATGCCAGATTTTTTACAGAACCAAATCAAATTGTAAACTTGCTTCAGAGTATCTAGCAGTTGATACTGCATTGAACCAGACCAGTCAATATGCATCACAAGTCCATGATTCTTACCTTCAGGGACGACAGCAACTTTCTTAAAGATATCTTCAGTGAGTTTGTACTTGAAAAGTTTATTAGTATTGATTACTCCAGTCTTAGCAGTTGCTGTTCGACGATATTCATCAGCAGACTTTTTCATTTCAAACTGCTTACACAAATACCCAACCGTTTTTTTACTACCTCTCTTAAAATTTTCATAATGATTTAGTGCATACTCAAAATTTTTAAAGTGATACTCTTGCTGAGATTTATTATGAAATGCCTTACCGTAATAATAAAAATATAAATTTTCCTGAACCTCATTGCATGATGTAATGTGGTCATTGGCATCAATGGTAGGTGTAGTGATATAAACCCACTCTTTAGCATTATCATCTACAAGAGTTTCTAGTGCCTCTGTAAATGCATCATCAGTAACAGATTTAGTTTCATCAGCACCACCTTGATAAGAAGGTGTTTCAAGGTCCGAATGATCTTTTTCACGTTTAGATGCTTCTTCAAGCATCTCTTCATGAGTCATATACTCATCTTCTTCCTCACCATCTTCTGAAGGTGTATCAACTGTTTCTTGACGGTCTGCTTGCTTACTACCATTGGCAGATGATGGTTCTAGAATCTCTTCCTTTTCTTCTTGCTTTTCATTGGCATACTCCCAAAGTTCTTTAGCAAGAGCAATGACCTCTTGAAAACTCTTAGTATTATCAGCACGTTCTACCCATATCCGCTCATCTTCAAGAAAAGGAACTTGGGGATTGCCCTTAAAGTAAAGATTGATACGGTCAATTAAAGCCAATTCAGATATTTCTTCATGCTTCACACCAAAGAAATCTGCATCCCAAAGTTCTTTATACCCTTCAAAGAAGGATTTGCGAAGACCAGGATAGGCAACCTTCATCATCTTCTCAATACGAGCATCCTCTAAGACATTCACAAATGCCTTTGAGGCACCACCAAAGTCCACATTAGGTGTATAGAGAGCATGACCCACCTCATGTCCCACTAGAAGGTCATAAACGGTATTAGAAGCAGTCTTCCAGATGGGAAGGATGAGAGTCCTACTGTTGACATCAAAACAAGCAGTAGACACTTTGCGATGCTCTACCGTCAGGTTTTCTGTAGCAAGCAGTTTGGCAAGAGTGCCCTTGACTTCCTGAGTGTTCATCCGTCTCTCTTGGTTACCTTGTAATTATAGCAGAGATTCCTGCTGCTGGACAACCGATGGGACACTTTCGTCACTGTCCTACAAGCATCCCCTTCTCTTGCATGAAGTGTAGCGTGTCGTGCATATTTCCAACATGCTTATATCCTAAAGATACTTGGGGATACGTCGCCCCTTCGCCAAATTCATTTTCAAATGATCTTTGAGTAAAGTGGTGATTGAGTTTATACTCTAAAAACTCTCCACCAAGAGAATCTAATAGTGCTGCCATACGCTCGCACTCTTGACTACCGTTAGAATAAATTACTGCTTGCATGTGTCTTCTTTGTAAGTAATGGTGATTTGATTGTACACTTCATCTCGATTGTCGCTGTTATAAACACGACAACGTTTGATGTCAGCATCTAATATATTTACAACATTACCTAGTTGATGTTCAACTATAAATTTCTTGAAACCCTCATCCATCCAAGATTTATTAGATCCTGGGGTATTAAATCCTTCCATTATTCTTTTTTAACCAGCAAGGTTTACATAACGAATTTATCCAACTGCCGTCAGGTGCTTGATGTCCCACCTGAGGAGTTTCATTCGCTGGTGTCATCTTACCACACTCAGAGCATTTTGTCTCCCACATTTTCATTTACGAAATTGATCTCCAGTTTTCTCTCTATGGCAATCATAGCACAGAAGTTGACATTTCTCAATTTCTCTCCATTGTCTCTTAGTCATAGTTTTACATTCCATTCTAGGACGAGGGTCGAATTCTTTATCTTCTTGGTTGATATGATCCAATTCTAATCTTTCATATGTTCCACAACCAATACACCCTTCATGGTTGTCACGTTCTTCAAAAAACGCAATGACTTGGGAAAAATTATTTGCAAATCTTTCTTTTCTAATAGATTTGTTTTCTATTGACCACCGTGCTTTTCGTTCTATAACTTTGGGTAGTTTATTACGAGCAATCTTTTTTGCTTTTTGTTCTGGTGTTAGACGAGCATATTCTGCTTTATGATCTCTCATAATGTTCTCTCTAGTCTTTCGGTAGGTTGGTCTGGAAAGTCTCTTGGTCTGCTATCAAGTGCATTGTCAGTTCTAGGAGAACCCTCATTCGCCTTCATAGTATGCTGATAGTTTGCTCTTGGGTATCTGATACAAAATGGATCTGGCATCCAGTATGTTACCTGCCATTCCTGGTCAGGATTTAACTCAAGGTGCTTCTCTACACTGTGAGAGAAACTACCGATTTGAATGTATCCATCATGACTGATACATCTGCCGTTGCCAGCATCAACCAGGAATAGCATCTTACTACTCATAGCACTTCTTGCTCTGGGTTGAGATTTTTCACGAATTGCTCAGGGTCCTTTTCTGACTTATGTACCCAATGATATCGCATCATCTCAAAAATGGGATCCCACATGGGGATACAGACATAATCAGACTTTTGCTTTTTCATTTCTATGCTCAAGTAACCAATCTAAAAACTGAGGAACTCTAGTCTCAACCAGATAAGGATCTAAGTCAGCTGGTACTGCATGATATTCTTTAATTGAAATACAAAAGTCCATAATTACCTGACCCAATCTAAGTTCGGGATGCGTTTTCTGAACCGCCACAGCTTTTGCGATGATTTGTTCTTTGGTCATGAGTCTAAAATGTTTACCAAAAGTTATGTTTAAGAGAGTTCTCTTTGAGTTTTTCGTAATAATTAATTAATCTTCCGACCTGCTTCTTTTCAGTTCCTTCAGGAGCATTTCGTAAACATCGCAATATACATTCTTCATCACCTATAGGAGGTTTGATAGAAAATCCATGCTTATCTACTTTTCCCTTTGGTGCCTCTACATTATCAATCTTAAAAAGATCAGTCACGTTGCCTCCAGTCGTCGGGTTTATCTCGTTGGAACCATTCTAACACATCATCGGCACTTGTAAACCCCTTTTTGTGATTGGATGGGTCGGGGTCGCCTAACCCCATCCTATTGAGAAAATCGTCGGTACTACCATCTTCAATGTTTTGTGATACTTGACGACGTGCCTTTTGTAACCAATCTCTAGCAAGAGTATGAGACTTTGCTAGTTTCTCAGCCCAAATCATGTCGTCTAATTTAACCTCTTCACCATTGGCAATACATTTACAAATAAACTCTAGTCGAAGTCTGTACTGTGTAGAAAGCATTGGTGTAACTAGATGTACATATATTTAGCTGTCATCAGACATGCGTGAGAAATCGTTAACTTTCTCAAATTTAATTGTGCGAAGAAACTTATCTACTAATATTTCTCCTTTATGTGAGATGACAAAAACATTGGAATCGTTACCAAGACCACGGAGAATTTGAAGAAGTTCTCCAGTACCAGATGTATCTAATGAACTATCAAACACTTCATCAAGAATGAGTAAATTAGTAGCAACACTATTTTTCATACGAGCAACTTCACGCCATGTAAACAGAAGTGCTAAATCAATCTTCTGCTTCTCACCTTCGGAGAATGATGCATAAGAAAACTCGTCACGAAAGCGACTCTTAATGACTTCATTAAACTCTTCATCTAATGTGAAGTTAACAAAGAAGTCCATCGATTGGAGATACTTGTTAATTAGTTGATTGAAGATAGGAATATATTTTTTAATAATCTGACTTTTGATTCCCGAATCCTTAAGGAGAGAAGCAACAACTTGAAACTCATCCAACTGCTGACTGACTGCAGCACAGTCAGTTTCTGTCTGTCTATATTCATTTTCAACATCTTCTAGGTACTGCCGTTCTTTATCGATATCAGGAGTATCCCTTTGCAACTTTACAAGTTCATCGTTGATGCGAAGATTATCAAACTCTAGTCTAACGTAGTCACGGTCAAGTGCAGAAAGGTTACTGGAAAGTTCTTTAAGTTTCATAGACTGTTCAGAAATTTCAGACACAATCTGAGTCGCTTCAGTAACATCTACATTGAATTGAACAATCTCTTCAGCAACTGATTTGCCTGAGTTTGTCAATTTATCAACTTGAGTATCCTTAAATGCACCACTAATATCTTGTGTGCATGTAGGACATACATCATGTCCCTTGAAAAACTTCAGGTCTTTAGCGATAATTTTTAGTTGAGATTTTCTATCCGACTGACCTTGACGCAAGGATGATAAAGTTTTTGCTGCAGCATCATAGTCACCTATTTTACTTTCTGTATCTTCAATATCTTTCTCTACAATATACTTATCTTCATGTACCTTCTTCATCAAAAGAAGATTCTCATCATACTTTTTCTGTTTCTCTTCTTGACGATTCTGATTTACTTCTTCAAGAGAATAGATTAATTTTTTCTGAGCATGTACTTTACCTTCCGAAAGAGTCAGCATGTGAGAACAATCTTTACTTTGACCTTGTGATGCACGAATACGTTCTTTCAGAAGACCATTCATGTTTGAGAAGATATTGATGTCAAGTAAATCTTCAATAACTTCTCTCCTGTGAGAGGCAGCGAGTTGCATGAAGGGGACAAAAGTTGACGATCCGAGTATAACAACTTGAGTGAATGATTTGTAATTGAGTTTGAGGATTGATTGCTCCAGGTATTTTTGCGTGTCCTTAGTGGCGGCGTCCTGGTCAACCAGTTTATTATTTTTGTAAAGTTCAAATGCATTTGGTTTAATTCCTCGGAATACACGATACTCATCTTTACCAATAGAAAATACTACTTCAACAATAGTTCCCGTTCCATTGATAGAATTCACCAACTGGGGTTTGTTAATCTTGCGAAATGCTTTTCCAAACAAAGCAAAACACAGGGCATCTAACATAGTAGATTTCCCTGCGCCGTTAGAACCAACGATTAACGTCGATTGAAATTCACAAAAGTTAATTTCTGTCCATTGGTCTCCTGTTGAAAGAAAGTTTTTCCAGCGGATAGTTTCAAATTTAATCATTAGGTGGAATAATTAATTCATCAGGTGAGATGACTAGATACGAATAACCTTTCGATTCACAATTGATTGCTACTACCGTTGGGTCAACTTCAAGCACTTCTAAGTCTTTGGCATAACCTTCAGCAATTAGCATTTCATGGTATCTTACTGCATCATCCTCATTTTCAAAAACATGTACAGTTTGTACTTCGTTTTTATTCTTGAGGGCGTAGACACCACCGCTACTTTTTTCGGTTAAAACAAACATTACAGTTCGCAGGCTTCTTTATAGAGTAGACGCATTACAGTTTTAACATTAGTCTTGTTAACTTTTAGGTCTATTTCATCTATGTAGTTATCAAGAAGAGTCATTGTGTCTTCGGTTTCCAGTATCTCACTACCTTCTTCCAGTTCAACACTAAGGTCTTCGATAATTTTTAAGTCTGCAACATCCATATCTTGGAGTTGTTTGACTGCATAATCAAACTTTGCATAGTCACCTTTGTGCTCTACGATTAATTTGACGAATGCTCCTTGAAGTTCTTTTGCATCTGGCAAGCGTACTCCATCATTATAATACAACTTATGGAAAGTGTCAAAGGGATTTCTATAGAATGTTGTCTTAAGAGTTTCGGTATCAAATACATGAAACCCTCTCTTACATCCATAGTCGTTCCAATATAGTTGGTATGGATTACCAAGATAACTTACGTTCTTCTTGGTTGATTTCATATGGTAGTGTCCAGAAAATACCTTTTTAAATTTAGAAAAAGTATTTGCATCCATACCATTTTTCATTATGTGACCAGGATGTGCTTCAAAACCATCGAGTTCAAGATGCCCCATGCATACTTTTGCTTCTGTACTTCCTACTTTTTCCAGAACTTCTGCACGATTTTCATCGCAAATCCAAGGGAGAAGGAGTATAGGAAGACCATCGTAAACAGAAGTGGTAGGTTCTGTGATAACGTTGATGTTGTTGTATTCTCCAAGTAACTCACTTGGGGCGTTAACTCGTAGAGTATTCTTGTAATAAATATCATGATTCCCTACGAGCATGTCCATCTTAACACCCCTTAAGGCAAGAGGTGTAAACCACATATTCTTTGCTGCCTCAAGAGACATAAAGTTGATAGAACGTCTCTTGTCAAAGGTATCTCCTAGACAAATAACATTTTTAATATCGTAGGCATCGATGTATGGAAGAACTACTTCTTCATAAAATTTCTTATAGTGTTGAAGAAAGTACTGGTTATCATTACGAACACCGAAGTGTTGGTCAGTTATCAGAAGGATTTTCATTCTTGGGTTCTAAATCACGAAGTCTTTTGCGCCAGTAACCGCGCTCATTGTCATCTCTACAGGTGTTGTCTTTTTGAACAGCATCATGTAGTCGTTCCTGATCAGTTTTTTTAGTCATCTCTTTGAATTCATTTCAACACGGGATTTGATATGATTATAACCCGAATCTATTTCTCCGTCAACTGAGAAGACGTGATTGTATCCTGACTTCTCCAGAATTTTATCTTTGATATCCATCTGCCTTTTTTCTTTTTGAATTCTCCTTAAGAAAGCATAGTATACAATCTGAGTGAAGTATGCAAAAGGATTTTTAGATTTCTCTGGATCAAAGTTATCAATATACTGAATACAATTCTCAATTCCATCACAAACCATGTCATCCTTATACATGTAGTTGATGAAATTAGGACGATATGAAAGGTGAGTTGCAATCTTCAAGAAGCATCCACCAATGTAATTATTCACCCTAGGTTTGGGAAGACCTTTTTCTTCAGCCTGCTTTACCTTGATTTTATACTTCACTAAGGCTTCAAGAAAATCTTGATTGTTTACATAGTGCTGCTTTTGTTTAGCATTTTTCATATAAGAAACTTGTATTGATAGAATTATACTATTAAATTAACTATATGTCAACTTGACAATATATCGAATTGTCAGTAGAATAACCATGTGGGGTTTCAAGGGTTATTGGGCTCTTTAAAGATTCTTTCAAAGACCTTTCTTGCTTCTTCAATTTTACCTAAGTAACCAGGAGATAAGTTTGCTTCAGTATGGAACTTGGATTTTCTTAACTTACTAATATTTTTGTCAGTGCTACTACCCTGAAAATTATCTTCTTCATCGATATTATAAGTTTCATACATGAAGATAATTTCCTTACTCATCGATGCAACTGTTAGGATATCTTTCTCACGTAAGATAAAAAATTCTTCATCAGACATTTGCATCCACTTAGAGAATCCAAATCCCTTGATTACTTTTCCACCATCAGTTTCTTTTACAATTTGTTGAACACTTACGGGAGATGAAATGAACACCAAAGATTCACCTTCATCCTCGGTAATAATTGCTTTACCAAGAATTTCTTCTCCACTAGTAAGTTTGAAAATTCCGTAGAACTCTTCATCATGTTTTGCGTAGTTAATCATAAGTTTTTACTTTGACATCTATGATTTCGTAGTTGAATTTTTCTTCGTTATAGACTTTGACTCTCTCCATTAAATGGTTGAGTGTATAGTTGTTACCTCTGTCTGTAGAGATATCATCAGCAAGGTCGTATAACGTTGCTTGAGATTTATTTTCGCCTTTCCTTAGGACACGACCAATAGATTGAAGGTTGCGAACTCTGGACTTTGAAGGACTTGCGAAGATAACGTTGTGTAATTTTTTGATGTTGATGCCTGTGGAAAACGTACCATATGAAGCAACGATGATGGCATTGTCAGATTGTTCGGTTAGTAGTCTGATGTCTTCACGGTCATTAACATCTACTCCACCATGTACGAAATGTACTGGTCTTTCGGTGTAACTATTTATCATCTCGTACAAAGGCACCCCATGGCGTTCTACATAGTTGAAAAGGACTAGGGTGTTTCCCTTTAAATCACAGGCAAGATTACGGATAAATTTATTTCTACCTTCATGTTCTACAAGGTATCCAATCTCATCTTGATAACCCTCAAACAGTTTCTCTTCATGCTTCAATAGAACAATCTTCACCTTCAACTTAGCAACATGTCCTTCTTGCATTAGTTGTGCAGTTTTGGTAACCTGTGAACATCTACCAAATACACCTTCCAGAACTAACTGATTGACATTCGCACCATCAAGAGTTCCTGTAAATCCAATACGATATTTACATTCATGCAACTTACCCATCAAAGACGTAAGAGATTTAGCTTTGAAAAGGTGTGCCTCGTCACCGATGACTACATCGAACCTGTCAAACCACTTACGAGGTTCCTTATAGATAGATTGCCAAGTGGTAATTACCACCTGATGGTCCGTGTATTTTTCTGCCCCCGCATATATCTTGTGGCAGTTTTCGGCACACGTCCATCCGTATTCATGAAAGTCCTTGTACATCTGCTCAACTAAAGATGTAGTTGGGACAACAATTAAAATATTTCTGTCTGCATTTGCATGAAAGCGTACCAATGCATAAATCATCAGAGACTTTCCAGAAGCTGTCGGTGATAATAAAAGTCTTCTATTATATTTTAGTGCCTCGTATATTGCTTTATACTGATAATCCCGAGCGGGATACGGTAAGTGAAGAGACTTTACAAAACCTACAACACCCTGAGGAGTGATAAAATCATTCTGTGCTAGAGGGTGACCAAAGAACTTACATTCTTCAAACTTATATTGATACTTCTTCTCGTCTGCCCACTCCAAAAGATAGTCTAATAGACCACAATATATTTCTCCTGTTGCAGGTGAGTACAAACGAATCTTTCCGTCCCACCCTTTCCAACGGCGTTGCTTCTGCATATACTTTGCAGACTCAACTTCAAAACAAAAATAATCTGCTAGTTCATAATTAATGTGAGGTTCTGCCTCAACCTTAAGATAAACTTCATTCTTTTTACGAATACGGAGGTCCATAAAACCATGCTACAAGAGATTTACGCAATCCTGATGTTACAGGTCTAACCCTGTGCCATTGATCACCTTGAAAAAAGACGGCAGTTCCTGGTTTTGTTTTAAACGATTTATACCTAGGTTCTACCCCTGGACTATATATCTCCAAATCAAACTCCCCTCCCTCGTAGTCATCGTTTAGGAAGAGTGACATACTAATCTTTCTTACGTTACCTCTAACAGGTCTGGGGTGTTGATCTACGTGCCAATTATATGTCCCTCCTGGTTCATATAATCCATATTGAATAGGTTCAACTCCAGTAATATTAAAGTTCCATCCAGCGTTTCTATTAACCTGCTTGACCATCTTCAGTAGCATGATATATAACTGCTCGTCTTTCACCCATGCTATTTTAGATTTTCGTTTTGTTTCATTTTTTTGGTCATACAACCGACCATCTTCCCACTTAAAAAAATTGCCAGTTAATGCAGTATTGACTACTTGCATCGACTGGCGATTAAAAGAAACTTCTTTATAATATAGACCGTAATTCATTACATACCAGATTGAAACCTTTTCCATTCAATAGCGTTCTTGATATGATATGTACGACTATTGATTTGTCGCAATACCCCATCCAGAAAGAAAAGAACCTGTTCTATGTATCCAATCTTATATTGTAGTTTTCCAATCTCTTCATCTGCCTCAATGAACATTGAGATTTCTTCTTTGGTTGTAAGTTTTAAATCAAAGGGCATCTCTTTGTAGATTGCTGCAGGTGCTTTACCTTTGTAATACAACCACTTCTCTTTGATGAGGCGTTTCATTTGAATTTCACGATCTCTTTTCATTAAAGAGAATGTGTTATGAAACTCCATATATTTCATATGGAGTTGAGGGATTTTGATTGAATCGTTATCATGCAAATCATCATCAAGTTTGCAATCAGTTTTCCACTGTTCCTGTAGTGTTTCTAAATTCATGACAATATTTAAGTTTGAGTCCTTGTAAAATCCAAGCCTGTGATAAGGACTTGGGTCCGTTCATTATTAGTCTAGCATATTTGTATTTTAAATTGGGGTCTGCTAATGCTCTTCTCTTCCAACTATTCATCTTCTAGTTTGACTGTTGATATTTCTGATTTCATATAGGGTGTATTTAAAAGTTGCTGAAGCAATAAAATAATCATTGTCACTTCCAGTGACATCAAATGATAATGTAGATAAGTCACTTGGGAACAAATCTTTAAAGACAACATCAAAGTTTGCTAAGTTGTTGTTATTTAATACTTGCAAAGTTGCATCAGAAAATCTTGGATCTTGTGATGGAGATTTTGCATTTGATTCATTCCAAAGTGTTCTTTCTTTAAACTCCTGCGGTGTTCCCAATGCACGCATCCAATTGTGCAATTGCATATAATTTTCTAAATCTTCATCTACGATAAATTCAATCGTAAAATCACTATACCTCATGTTCCCTTCTACAGGGATTGGAACTAATCCTCTAGTTGGAATTTGAACATCTCCCAATGTTACAGGTGGGATTTCTGCTTTCTGACACAAAAAAGAAACCTTATTTGCTTTATCCAGTAGGAATAAAAATCCAATTGGTGAAAGAAAGTTTTTATTTGTTAATTGGTCGCCGTACCAGTTTGCCATTAATGGTTGTTTATCTTCCTTAGTATTTAGAATAAAAAAATGAGGTCCCAATAGAGACCTCATTCACTTCCTTCACACGGTATAATATGTATATGATTTACATAAGCACTTCCTTGCAGATTCTTTTACATGATGCTTGATGCGTATCTGTACATTCAATTAGGCATTCGTAGTAATCGTTTATTTTTTCTAATTCGGTAGAATCCTCAAAGTGTGACCATTCGTATAACTGATTTCTAGAAGCGAGGTTGTTCATAG